CAATCTGATCAGGGTGCATCACAAATGCCACAATTTAGGAACAGCCAGTATTCATAGCAACCCAACATGGGCAACTGAAAAGGGGTTTATGGTTTCTTCCTGGCAAGAGCCAGAGCAGGCCCCTATGGTCCTACCAACAGGACAAATTGTTTTATTACGGAATGACGGTACAGTAGGCATACTAATGGAAGGCGATTAAATGAACATCACAGTAAAAGGCAATGTAGGTTCTGAACCAGAACTAAAGTTTTCAGCCAACAACAACGCATGGGTTAATTTCAGCGTTGCTTACACACCGCGCCAAAAGCAAGGTGATCAATGGGTTGATGGTGAAACCATGTGGTTCCGTGTTGTGCAATTTGGCGTGAAGGCTGAAGCAACAATGGATCTTGTTAAAAAAGGTGATCCAGTTTTAGTTACAGGAACAATGAAGCAATCTACATTTACAGACAAAGAAGGCAAAGAGCGCACAAGCCTGGAGATTACAGCAACAGACATTGGGTTAGTTCCACGCCTGGTAAAAAACAGTAAGCAATCAACAGAGAACCCAACTACTGAAGGAGAAAACCCGTGGTTTTAGAAGATGGATTGATTAGCGCCGCAGAAACAGCAGAAATGCTAGGTATCAACATGAACAATTTACGCCAGATCCAACACCGTAAAACAATTACATGGGTACAAAAGATTGGGCGTAATGTCTATTATCGCCGTACAGATGTAGAAGCGTATTTGGAAAAGCGTAATACACGCGGCGGCAAAAATGAATAAATCATTATCCAAAGGTAAGTATTGGGTACACATAGGCTGGAACTGGAAGCGTGTAGCGTTGGGGTTCAGCATTGATAAGTGGGGCGCAAACATAGATCTAGGACCGTTCTGGTTAGGCATAGAATGGTAATTAGCCAGGATCCTGAAGTGTTGTATGCGTTAGGCGCTTTATCAGACAGATTACGCATTAAAGGCAAAGATGATCTGGCAGAAAAACTAGAAAATCTATTTGATCTACATGAAGCGGAACTTAAAGCAAAGAGCCGTAAGCAATCGTAGTATTTGCTCATGCCCGTAGTTATCACTGAAGAAGTCACACTTGCTGACATTGATGAAACCATTGCGTATGTCAATGAATTGTTAAAGACTGATACCTATGGCAACCGCATGAATTGGCAAAAAAAAGAAGATTTAATTATGAGCATTGATGAATTACTAGATGCCCGCTTAAATCTGGCTAAAACGGGTAAGGCATTTCCTGATGGAGAAGCGTGACCCAATAGAAGATCTGATTGATGAAATCTTAGAGCGTATAGAGAAGGCTAAAGAACTACCTAATGATTAACGGCTACTGCGATTATTGCCAGTTAAATGTTATGGAAGGCAATATGCAGGCACACGCTGAGAAACATGGATTTATTACACCGTTGAAGTTCCATGAAGCAATGAGTGTTACAGATTGCAAATAATTATCACTTTGCGCAAAGATTTTTCCTGCATTACAGTGTAACTATGGCAGGAAAAACACCAGAACCAGAGCAGATAGACCGTGAATTAGCGGTTGTTAATCTGCGCCGTACTGGACTCACCTGGGAGATGATCGCTAGGGAAGTTGGCTACGCATCACCCGCAGGAGCATGGAAGGCGTATGAACGCGCTTGTGCCAGAACCCTAGAAGAACCGACAGCAGAAGCCAGGCGCATTGAACTAGATCGCCTAGATGCACTGCAATACACATACTGGGATCCCGCCATAGCAGGCAATCTAAGAGCGGCAGACTTTGTGTTGAAAGTAATTGATAGGCGGGCAAAGATCCTGGGAATTGATGCCCCACAGAAAATACAAGCAGAAGTGGTGACTTATGACGGAACAGGAAGCCTTGATGCAGAAGTTGAGCGTATCGCCAGAATTATTGATGCCGCAGAAAGACAGCAAACCACAGACAGCACCTACATTGAACAGCACAGTGAAAGCATCACGATACTTGTGGAAGAACAGCCTAGCGAGAACGGAACAACTACCGCCTGAAGGTGACTGGAACATTTGGCTGTATATGGCAGGGCGTGGTGCTGGAAAGACCCGTACAGCCGCAGAATGGCTTGCCTGGGAAGCGATTGATAACCCTGACACTAGATGGGCGATAGTTGCCCCTACCTTCTCAGATGCCCGTGATACCTGCGCTGAAGGGGAGTCTGGCGTAATCAGTGTCCTAAAACGGTACAGAATGTTGCTTCACTGGAATAGATCTATGGGTGAGATTATCCTGGTGAATGGATCCCGCATAAAACTCTTTTCTGCTGACCAGCCTGACCGTTTCCGTGGTCCACAGCATCATGGAGCCTGGTGTGATGAATTAGCGGCTTACAGATACTCAGATGCCTGGGATCAACTGCAATTTGGCTTACGCCTGGGCAAGAAGCCCCGTGTAGTGGTCACAACAACGCCTAGACCAACGCCATTGATCCGTATGTTGGCTAACCGCAAAGATGGATCCGTAACAATAACCAGGGGATCTACATTTGATAACGCTAAGAACCTTGCCCCATCTGCGCTACTGGAATTACAAGCCCGCTACAACGGCACACGCCTGGGTAGGCAAGAACTTTATGGTGAGATCCTTGATGATACTGAAGGCGCATTGTGGACTAAGGGCGTAATTGACCGCAACCGCATACAAAAGGTTCCATCACTATCCAGAATTACCGTTTCTATTGATCCTGCTGTAACTAATAACGCTAATTCAGATGAAACAGGAATTATTGTGTGCGGATCTGATGCTGGTGGGCATGGCTATGTCCTGGGTGATTATTCCTTTAAGGGTTCACCGCTTGATTGGGCTACAAAGGCTGTATCTGTATTTGATGAATGGAAGGCAGACAGCATTTTGGTAGAAGTAAACCAGGGTGGCGATATGGTGAGCGCAGTCCTAAAACAAGTACGCCATTCACTGCCAATCAGAGAAGTACGCGCCCATGTGGGTAAGAGATTACGCGCTGAACCAGTAGCGGCTATGTATGAACAAGGGCGTATTCACCATGTAGGAGAATTTGCTAACTTAGAAGATCAAATGACTGTATGGACTCCACAAGATCCAGACTCACCAGACCGCATTGATGCAATGGTGCAAGCGTTTAGTAATTTACTTGGTACGCAAACAGTGGCTAACTACTTCAACGCTTTGGCTAACTTTTGTCCTGGTTGTGGTCTGCCTATGCCTAAAACAATGTCACACTGCTCAAAGTGCGGAACCGCTATAATCAAGCCTACACAGGAAGTTTCTGAAGGAGCATAATGGCTGTTCAATACAATGTTGAAATTGATCAAGGTGCTGATTGGTTCCTTAATGTTACCTATGAACAACCAGCAGGAACTCCTGTAAACATCACTAACTACACAAGCGCATTACAACTACGGTCTTTGCCAACAGATGCAACGGCTGTTCTATCACTTGCAACAGGTAGCGGCATAACCATCACAGGCGCAACAGGGCTAGTAGCAATACGGGCAACAGCCACACAAACCCGCGCTATTGATGAAGGTATTTACTATTATGATCTTGAAATAACATCACCAGCAGGTGTTGTGACCCGCCTTGTTCAAGGGCAGGCTTATGTGAGCGCTGAGGTAACTAGATAATGGCTGATGAAGTAATTGTTGTAGAACCCGTAATTCAGAACATCACGGTTGTAGATAGCACCGCTTCAATAAGCGTTACTTCACCTGGACCGCAAGGACCAGCAGGAGCATTTGTACCATCAGACATTTTTTATGTTCATACACAGTCACAATCATCAGCAGTCTGGACTATTAACCATAACTTAGGCGGTCAGCCAACAGCCGTGGTTCTGGACTCAGCAGGAACGCAATGTGAAGGCACTTTCAGTTATCCTAGTACCAATCAAATGATCATCACTTTTACGGCGGCGTTTAGCGGCGTTGCCTATGTGGTTTAAGGAGTAAACAATGGCGCGTAAATTTCTAGTCAGTATTGATCTCAACAAGAATGAGTTGCAGAACGCGGTTATTCAAAACCTTGCTACTGCACCTGCATCACCGCTTGCTGGTCAGGTCTATTACAACACTGCTGATAACCAACTGTATATCTACAACGGTACGCGTTGGGAAGTTGCGGGTAATGCAGTTCTATCAGGACTTCTTGCTAATCGCCCTGCCGCTAACTCTGTTGATGCAGGCACTATCTTCTACGCAACAGATACTTTCCTTTTCTATTATTCAGACGGTTCTGCATGGACACAAACAAACGCATTTGGCACAGTAACAGCACAGACTTCATACGGTGCGGCAAGCGGTAACGGTTCTGCAACAACTTATGCCCGCGCAGATCACACACACGGCACACCAGCGCTAGGAACAGCAACACCTAACGCTATTGCAGGTGTAACTGGTTCTGCTGGTTCAGCAAGCACTCCTTCTAAGGAAGATCACACACACGCATTTACTCCTGCCGCAGATCTATCAATGGCAGGCTTCAAACTAACATCATTAGGAACACCTACCGCAGACACAGATGCGGCTAACAAGGGTTATGTAGATAGCGTTGCACAAGGTTTAGATACAAAAGCATCAGTAGTAGCGGCAACCGCAACAGCAGGAACTCTTGCAACATCATTTGCTAACGGTCAGGTAGTTGATGGCGTAACGCTTGCTACAACTAACCGTATTCTTATTAAGAACCAGGCAGATGCAACAGAAAACGGTATTTATACAGTTAATGCTAGTGGCGCACCTACACGCTCAACAGATATGGACTCTGGAACAGAGTTTCCTGGAGCCTATGTATTTGTTGAACAAGGAACAGTTAATGCTGATACTGGTTGGGTTTGCACAAACAATTCTCCAGTAACACTAGGCACAACTAACATTGTTTGGACTCAATTTAGTGGTGCAGGAACATACACAGCCAACAACGGCGTTCTTCTTACTGGTTCTGTTTTTTCTTTTGCACCACGCTCAGGTTACGGTTTGCAAACAGGTGCAAGTGGGGCAGAAGTAAAACTTGCTACAACTTCAGGTCTTAATCTTTCTTCAGATCTAGCCGTTGGCGCTGGAAACGGTATTACCGTACTTACAAACACAGTGGCTATTGATAGCGCCGTGGTTGTAAGCAAATACAACGCAAGCATTGGTGATGGATCTGCTACTTCCTACACAGTTACACACAATCTAGGCACTAGAGATGTGCAGGTAACTATCTATGACAATTCAGCCCCATACGCTGAAGTTATTGCAGATGTTCAGCACACAACCACAAATACAATTACACTGCTATTCTCAGTAGCACCTACTTCTAATCAATACAGGGTTGTTGTTCAAGGCTAATTAACTAAAGGGGATACACATGGGTCTGCGTGACCGTATCGCAAGAGCAATAGCATCACCTGATCAGGAGAAGGCTCCTAATCTGCCTGCTGGCTCAGTAGTTATGTCTGAAACAGACATGGCTAATGTTGCCAACGCTATGCGTAATACTTATGGAAGCAATAACCCACTGCCGCGTAACCCGTGGCTTAATATGGTTCCGTTTGGACCAGGAACGCCTATTACTCCAGGCGCAATTAACCCTGTTGATCCGACTACGGGCAGACCAGAACCACGCCGTTTTGAATACCAGGTAGCACAGAACATAAATGTAACTGCTACCCGCCTTGTACCTTTCCAGACCCTACGCGCCGCCGCAGACAGCATTGATATTTTGCGCCGTTGCATTGAAGTAACTAAGAACAAACTTAGCGGGCTTGATTGGGATATTGTTTTGGCTTCAGATGCTTCAGAAAAAATTGCATCAGAGTCAGGCGGCGATCATGTGCGCGCTATGGCTAAAGCCCGCCTTAAATACACAGATGAAATTGCCCGCTTGCGTGAATTTTGGGAAAGTCCAGATAAGGCTAACGGTTTAACCTTTTCTGACTGGCTTATGATTGCCGCAGAAGAAACATTGGTTATTGATGCGCTTGCCATCTACCCACAACCGTCAGTAGGTGGAGATCTATACGGTTTCCAGATCCTAGACGGCTCAACTATTAAGCCGCTTATTGATGACCGTGGTATGCGCCCACAGCCACCTAGCGCCGCTTTCCAGCAGATCCTTTACGGCTTCCCACGCTCAGAATTTAGTGCAACAGAGGAAGATCCAAAGGCAGATGGTGAATTTTCATCAGACAATCTTGCTTATATGATCCGCAACCGCCGCACAACAACGGTATATGGCTTCTCTCCAGTAGAGCGTTCATTGCCATTGGCTGATATTTACCTACGCCGCCAGCAATGGATCCGCGCAGAATATACAGATGGCGTACTTCCAGATCTCATGTTTACAACAGATGCAGATTGGGGAACTAACCCAGAACTGCTTTTGGCTTATGAAAACATTATGAATGATCAGTTGGCAGGCGATACCAACCAGCGTAAGCGCGCCCGCTTGTTACCTACTGGCTTAGAGCCTGTTGTAAATGAAGGTTATGGCGAAAAGTTTAAGGACACACTTGATGATTATTTGATTACCAGCATTTGTGGACACTTTGGCGTACAGCCTTCTGAAATTGGCTTTGCTCCAAAGGGCGGTCTAGGCGGTTCAGGGTTCCAGGAAGGTGAAGCACAGAGCGCTGAAGCCATTGGAATTCAACCGTTGGCTAACTGGTACTCAAAAATGCTTACAAACCTTTCTTACACTTATTTGGGTATGCCGCGTGAACTTGAATTTAAGTTAATGACTTCTAAGCGCCAGGACAATGAGAGTTCTGCCCGCAAAGCACAAATTGAGATTACATCTGCTGGCAAAACCATCAATGAACGCCGTTCTGAATTGGGTCTGCCACTCCTAGATACTCCACAGGCTGATATGCCTATGCTAGTTACAGGATCAGACATATTCCTATTCTCACCAGAAGGCATTATTAACGCCGCAACAGTAACTTCTGCCCCTGCGCTAGAAGGTCCTAACGCAACACCTGTTGATCCCCAAACACCTGCTATCAACAATGGTGAGCCACTGCAAGAACAAGGTGTGCCAAAGGTTGAGGAAGAAGAAGCGGAAACTAAAGAAGATGATGCTGAGAAAGAAAAAGAAACGGCTGATGAAGTAAAGGCTTTTATGAAGTGGGCTAATAAAGGCAAACGCGCCCGCCTATTTGAGTTTAAGTCACTTGATCCTATTGTTGGGGAAGCGCTTAACCGTTGTGCTTTTGACGGGGATCTGGATACCGCAAGAGCATTGGCTAAAGCGTATCTGACATGAGCGTGAAAGCCGCGCTTGATGCAGATGCAAGATTAGCGGCTAAAAATGCACTGAAGATATTGGCGGCATTGCGCCAAACTTTTGATGCTAAGGCTGTTTATGAGCAGTACCTAACTACTCAACCCAACAAGTCTAATAACCCCGCCCAGGACCGCGCCCGCGCCCGCGCATGGGCCATTATGAATGTCCAACCCAATATGCAAGCCATGAATACAGTCATGCAACGGGTATTGGCTGAAGGTTATGTGACTGGTGAAGCATTTGCTAATGAACAATTACGCATAGCCCGTGAATTGAAGAAGGCTGATGACAATGATTATGTGGACTGGGCTAACTGGAAACCAGGCGATAGAGCCGCCGCATTATTGTTACGCCCGCCTAAAGCATTTCAGCAGTTGCTTCAAAGTCAAGGTATTGCGCTAAAGGAA